ATCGACGCTCCATAATCATCATTAATTAAAGCTCCTTCAAGTTTATACGCTGCATTATCTTGTCCATTTGTTCTACGAGCTACAATATTTGCTGTAAACATCATAGTTCTATTAGGCGCTAATATAACATTTGATCCATTGTTTTGAATAGTTGTGAAAGCGCCGTCTGTTGTTGATGTTCTTAATACATAGGAACTATTTTGAGCATCTCCATTATCAATAAAATTACCATGAGACAGAGTTGTTTGTCCATCATTATAAAGCCAGCCGCTAGTGCCTACCATTACTCCTGTTGGACTAGCATAAAAACCGCTGTCTGTAAGACCAATATCTCCATTTACTTCTAACTTATAGGACGGCGAAGCCGTCCCTATACCAACATTGCCATCAGTATTGATAACGATGTTTTGTTCGTATGTATTAGATGAACTTGCTCCTAAAATTACAGGTCCAGCATAATTGTATATACTAAGAGCATTAGACCCACCATAAGATGTTGTTGCCGAACCATTGTGTTGAATAAAAGAGTATTTGTTGTTATTGTTGTTGAATCCTATATATCCATATAGCCCAGAGTTGTTATGTTTAATATCTAGCGAAGCGGAAGATGACAAAGATTGTATCTGGGCAGATGCTTGTGTGCTGCTTTGTACATGTAACGTAGTGGTTGGCGCTATTGTTCCTATGCCTACACGACTGCCGTTATCATATATGATACCAGTACTAATAATATTATTAGATACCCACTTGGTAACATATCCTAAAGAACCTGTTCCTTCTATCAAATTGCCGCCATTTATATCGGACCAAACAACGTTACCGGCTCCGTCCGTTTGTAAAACCTGATCAGCAAATCCGTCAGTATTCGGAAAAGTAAACGAATTATTAACAGACAATGCTGTAAAGTTACCGCTAGGACTAGAAATAGGCCCAGTAAAATTAGCTCCTGATAGATTAGCTTTATTGGCTAAGCCACTAGTGACTGTAGCACTAAAATTAGCATCATTACCTAAAGCAGTTGCTAATTCCTGTAACGTATCTAATGTTTCTGGGGCAGAATTAACTAGGTTACTGATTTCTGTACGAACAAAACTTGTACTGGCGATCTGATTGTTGTTTGTTCCGCTGGGTGCTGTAGGAACTAAAGGCGTTCCTGTAAATAGAGGGCTGGTATTAAAAACTAATAAGCCTGTTCCTGTTTCATCGTTGATTATCGAAGCTAATTGAGCCGACGATGTTGGCGTAAATTGATCCAATGTTCCTGTAATAGGAGCATATATACCATCAACTAATCCGCTTACGCTACTATTAAAATCGGTTATATCTGAGGACGTGTGGGTATGCCCTACTATACTATAGTCGCCCGTTGGCTGTAGTCCTGTAGCACTTATAGTAAGAGTATTAAGTTCTTCCTGATAATTTAGATCAATATATGAACCAACTTGTAACAGGTTGCCTACACGAGTATCTACTTGTTCTCCTGTTAGTCCAAAAGTACCGGTAACACTAATAGTAAATTCACCATTATTATTGATAACGTCAATACCACTACCAGCTTCAAGATTGGTTACCGTTAACAAGCCACTAACTGTTTCGCTAAAATTTGTAATATCATCAACAATATGAGTATGGCCACTTATACTAATACCTGTGCCGTTAATTGATAAAGACGAAAAATCTCCGCTAGAACTTGGTAGCCAAACTCCACTAGCAACAGAGTATCTTAAAAACTGACCATCAGCAAGACCTAATAGATCGACATCGCTATTGTCGTCAATAGATCCTGTAATGTTATCTAGTTTTTGTATATTAGTATAGTTTTTTGACATTAAATATTGATTCCTATCAAATTAATAATACACCTTGTTGTTTAACCATAATTTTGATCATATGAGCCGTACCAATATGCTCCATCGCTAATAAAAGTTAAAATGTCTACTTTAGAAGCAGCGGTTGTGATCGTAGGAGGAGTAGAATTATACCATAAAATACCACTAAAAGAAGCAGAAAAATTTCCTGCCCCAGTATTTAAAAAAAGCTTAAAACTTTGACCAATTGATACTGCTGGCATTATAAAAGTGCAATTATCAGTAAGCGTATAGGCTTGTATAGCTCCGTCGTCTAAGCTAATAGTTTGAGAAGCTCCACTATTACCATTGTTGTGAAGTTTTTCTGATATAGAAGAAACAACTATATCTCCATCAAAACGACAGTCTCCCACAACATGCAATTTGGTCGACGGAGACGAGGTTCCTATGCCTATATTAGAACCATTATCGTATAATATGCCGCTAGTTAGTGTTGTGTTATTAGCCCACTTAGCCACAAAATTACTAGAACCACTACCATTAATAGATTGAACAAAATTACTGCCAGAATATCCGGCTATCCATTCTACTATATCTCCGCTAACAGCAGCACTAGCCAAAGAGAAAGACGATCCCCCATTTGCAGTATAGTCATCGTTAATTAATAGTTTAAAACCATTATAATATACATCTAAATTACCAGAAGAATAAGTTCCTCCAATATCAAAAGTATTTTTAGAAACAGAAACAATTTCGTAACCTTTAATCGCTTGACTACCAGCCCCACTAATCTCCAGTATATCTCCATTTAGACCTACAGATACTAAGCCAACACCAGTAATATTTAAATATGGCACAACAACAGATCCTGTAACCGATATTTCTGTTGCAGAAGAGCTTGAGCCAACACCGCTAACTGTTGACCAAATAAGATTGCCTGAGCCGTCTGTTTTTAAATACTGGTTTGGGGACCCGTCTGTATTAGGCAAAGAGTAAGCATTGTTTATAATCAAGCCATCGAAACGTCCTGTTCCAGCAACGTCGAGCCTATATTGAGGACTAGATAATCCTATACCAATATTTTGACCGTCATCATATATAATACCACTAGTAAGAGTATTAGACGAATCCCATTTAGACAAATAATTAATCGAACCACTGCCAATATTGGTTATCGGAGAATATGAACTACTACCAGCATATCCAGCTATCCACTCTATAGTGTCTCCGCTAATTGCAGTATTATTTAAAGTAAAACTAGAGCCACCGTTAGCTATATAATCATCATTAATTAATAGCTTTATACCATTTTGGTAAACATCTAGTGAGCCAGAAACATAATTTTGCTCAAGTTCAAAAACATTTTTACTATCTGATAATACTTCGTATCCTCTAACGGATAAAACAGCATTATTAGCATCGGACCCACTAATTTTAATATCAGTTCCATCTAGTATAACAGAAACTGACCCTGCTCCTAAGAAGTTGGCACTATTGAGCTGAGTAGAACCTGTAACAGAAATTGGTGTTCCACCGCCTAATCCCGCTATACTAACCCATTCTACGCTACCATTACCGTCTGTTTGTAAAACCTGCTCTGCTAACCCATCACCAGAAGGAAGAGTATAAGCATTGTTAACGTTAATACTGTTGGATTTAAATGATCCATTGATATCTAAAGTATATGTAGGGTTGGCAGTTAATATTCCTACTTGGCTGCCGTTATCATATATAATACCTGTGGTTAAAGCATAATTATTTAACCATTTTGTACTATAGTTATAAACACCAGAGCTACCATGAGCCAAAACTGGTAACTCAGACCATGAATGAACACCATCACCAATCTTAAACAGGTTTTCTGATATATCGTGTCCGGGTTCACCGCTAGCCAGTATAGGATCGTTGTCCAACCACTCGCTACTTGGCCCTCGTCTAAATTGTATGGTCGTATTAGCTGGCATTGTATATCTTTGCTTAAGGGGCTTGCTTCAAAACTTACTAATAGATTATATATTATCCCTTTCAGTTGTTAATGAGGTGGTGCGCCCTATAAACAAATAATGCGAATGCGACTGAAGTTGAGTTGTGTAGTTTAGTAACATAAGCTTATGGTGTTCCTCCATCAACAAAAGATATTATTATATCTTGAGTACCGTCAAAACTAGTTCCATTAATAGTCCTTGATGTTTGTAACTTAGTTGCACTACTAGCATTACCTGTTAATTCTCCATATAAATTAGTACTAGCAAAACTAGCAACCCCAGTTATTGCTGTAACAGTATCTCCAAGAGCAACGGAAACATCTCCGATAGTAATGCTATCATTAACTAATTGAGCATTGTCAACACCACTGGTTTTGATACTAATCAAACCGTTAGTGGCGGAAAAATCATCGCTATCAAATTGAGCAACGCCCTTTTGGGATGTTGAGGCATCTTGTATTGTACTAGTGATAACACCAGAAACTCTACCGTATGCATCTCTACCAACAGTTTGCACAAATGATAGTCCTACAGCACCGGTAGAATCTGTTTGTGTTACTGTATCTAGATCTATGCTATCAGCATTGACAACAATTCGACCTGTTGTACCAACAGCATCTATGGTATTACCATTTTTAATTAAACCACCACCAGCTGTAATTTGACCAGCACCACTAAATTGAGCAAACGATAGGTTTGTTGTTCCCAAAACTATAGTGTCATTAGTGGTTAAAACCCATCCACTATCAGCATGTGTGTCGCCTTCGCTAACGAACGTAAACATCCCAGAAGTAACTTCAGCGTCAGAATCCGCATCACTAGCTCTGCTCCAAGAAGTTTCAGAAACGACGTATATACCGTTTTCACTAGCTGTGCTTTGATCCTTCACTAATACTCTATCTCCAGCAACAACAGACACATTATCAATAGTCTGTGTTCCGCTTAGAGTGATATTGGTTGTAGTGGCAACTCTTACGCTTTGTTTGACATCTAATCCGCTTCGAGCAGCGTCTACGTAGTCTTTAGTTGCCGCATCACTATCAGCAGTAGGTGTTGCTAAGTTGGTAATTTTATTGTTATTTAGAGAAACATCAGCTGTTGGTTCTGACATTTGATCAAGACGATTAGTTCTAACCTGAGTATCAAAATCATTAATATTACTAGCAACTAAACCACTACCAGAAACAGTCAAATCTCCAGTAATAGTAACTATGCCACTAAGAGAAGGACTATCAGAAAAGACCAATTGACCAGAGCCGGTTTCGTCTGTAACCAATGCTCGCAAATTACTGCTTGTAGCGTTTAGTAAAAAGTTTTCTGCTTCTGTCGTCAAATTAGTAATATCCGCTAGTTCGATAGACGGATCGCTTAAAGACAGGGTGGTGTATCCTGTAGCATCATCATAACTAACACTAATCCCACTAACTCCTATTAAGTATGTTCCTATAGCATCTTGTACTTCTTCTGTTCCTAGTGTACTATTAATAGTTAATGTATTAGCATTATCATCATAACTAAGAGATATATTAGTGCCAGCTTGTAATAGATTATATACTCTGTCGTCAACTCCTTCAGCGAAATCGGTAATATCCTCTACTTGTATAGTAGGATCACACAAACTAATCGTAATTGATGATCCGTTATCACCAGGAGTTAAACAAATACCACTACCAGCAAGAAAACCGGTAGGTACAACAGCAGCATATGGTAATGACGCCCATGGCGTAGATCCGTCTCCAATCTTAAATCTACGAGTATCTGTTTCGTAGCCCATTTCTCCTTGATAAAGAATGCCTTCTCCTAATACCTGATCATCCGAAGCATTCCATTGAGCCAATGTTCCTCTACGAACCTGAATTAATGTTTGTACAGCCATGGTTTCTTACCCTTTATGTTTGTTTTCTGTGACGTTTTATGGAGAGCCGCAATCAAAACTATAACTGTCCAAATATTCATTCAAGCCATCAATTCTTGTTACTGATAAATTTCCAACAATTTTTGACATTGGGATGTCGTCTGGCAAATCTGATGCTAGAATTTTTTCTGTATTTACAATTTCCAAATTAAATGTGTTAAATTTTTCTATTTCAATATTATTAACAATAGAACCAAATGATGTCTCAACTTCCAAAATATTTATAGAAGGCTCAAGAATGTCTATGGTAAAATTACTCATAAATCACAGTCCAATAATTGTGAAGATTGACTAAAGCGCTTGGCTATATTTACTGTGCCAAAAAGTATTCTTGTAGTAAATTTACCTCCTCCAGCATACAAATCATCAGGACTTTGTAACTCAAGATCATATTTTGCGCTACTAAAAGTAAATGAATTAGTTGTATTGGCCGGAATCATAAGTGTTAGTTTACCCGCTGGGGCGTCAATGCTAAATTGATATACACTATAATCGATATTATTGGAACTGAACACTTGAGTAGTATTCGAATTGGTTTTCCAGACTAACCTAGCACACCAATTGGTTAAATTAACTGGAATACCGTTTTGGTCTTTATATATTAAGGAAATCTTAAAAGAAGACCCTTGTTCAATTGTAAAGTCGTATTGAGCTGCTGCCATAATAATGTTACCCGTGTGAAGGCTTTATTAGTAAAATACACCTAAAAAAAAAGCTGGCGCGAACGCCAGCTCTTTTATTAACAACAGGCAATAAACATTATAGCGAGCCCAAAAGCACTCTACGGTTGTCTAGAACAGCAAAACCTTGCTCGGCCCAGCCATAGAAACCGGCTCTCTTTTGACGATGAAGTGTTTCATCTTCAAAAATCTGTACTTCTTCGCGAACTGGCATAATAAAGCTGTCTCTCTTGCGGAGATCAAGACCAACAACAATTTCTGCATCGCCAGAAGGTAGCGAGCCACTAAGGACATCTGTATAGAATTTTTGATATTCTTGTCCTTCACCAAGCTCATCTCGGTCATGAAGGTTAACACCAAACACTCTATTGATAGCGCCATCAGCAGCGGTATAAATCTCACGACGAGTTACTTCGTCAACCTGATCGATACCCCAGTTGCGAATGTCTTCCATAGCTTCTGGAGAAACATATAGGTCAGTAAGCATACCTCTGTTATTACTAGCACTATTGCCACCACCATTTCGACGCATAACAGTCTTGAGAAGACTGACAAGTCTCTTGGTGAACTGGCCAGCACCAGCATCGCTATCATAAACAACAATGTTACGATCTGTACCGGCAGCTAATAGTGTGTGCCAGCCATCATCGTTCATTTTCTTAACAAAAGAGGCTTCTAAAACCTCCATAGCTCTACCTACAACATCCCAACGAGCATCACGAGCATACTTAAGCAGATAATCAATCGATGCTCCGATGTCATAGGTTGGAACCATGACATAATCGCCTTCGATATGACGCTCTGGAATATATCCGTGATTAGGAATGGTATAGGCCACAAAGTCTTTCTCTGTGCCTGGAGCAAGAAAATCGAGTGGAAATTCTGGAGTAGCACTTTGAGCAAGACGAACTGGCTCGAAAATGTTATCCAAAATATCCCCATTTAGGATACCTTGACGCAACGGAAGCTCTAGGGCTTTGGCAAACTCGGCGTTGGCCGCTAAGGAGGTCTCCCGGTGCTGAGAACCAGAACGGATCAAAAGATCTGTTAGTTCTGGTGTTGGTTGAAAAGCTTTTGTTTTAACTGCTGACATGTTTTTATTCTCCCTTGTTATTTTTTGAATCAAAGATTGACTGATACCTTAGCGAAACCATCAGAGTCTACTGAACTCAAGAATGTACCAACCTTTACGGAGTCAGTACTGGATGTGCCAATAAGACCACTTGCTCCAACATAGGCGTCAACACCAGCAGTTGGACTAATACCGGGAACCAACATGTCTGTTGTTACCTGGCCTTGACGAAGAAGGGTGACCTTGCCACCTACCTGTACTTCATCTCTGTGCCAGTTGATATGTTGTCTGGTTAGGTCTAGATCAACAACATCATTGAGCAGCACACCAACGGGCTTTGCTCCACTAACGCTAGCAGCATAGCCAACAACAGCACTAGCATCATCCATGGCAACGCCAGCACCGCCAGTGACAACAGAAGCTACGCCGCCTCTGGTTGCAGTTGTGTTCATGAAGAACGAAATATCTGTCATCAATTCGATACGATCTGGTTTAAGAGCCATGTGTTATTCTCCCTTATTAGTATTTTTATTGAGTCTAGCACTTACAAATTCAACTAATTCTGCTCTAACATTCGATACAGAATGATCGGCAATATCATCACCAACACCTAGATCAACGCTGTGCTCAGCTTCTACCTGTTCTAGGACCTCAACATCATCTTCTGAAGCCTTTTTCTTCGTCATAATCATAGCTTCTTCTTCGTCTTTTTTGGCTTTCTTGCTGTTCATTGCAGCAAAAACACCTGTCATAGCATCAAAAGAAGTATCATCTAGGCTTTCAAATTGGTCTAAAGTAGCAGCGGCAGTATCGTTGTCTAAGCCTGCCTCTAATAGAGCAGCCATTCTTTTCATTTTTTTCTCTTTCTTGGCCATCTCTTCTTCTTTCATCTTATATCCGGCCAAAACTTCGTTCACATCTTCGAGTTGCTTTCTGAGTTCGGCAATCTCGGCTTCTTTCTCTGCAACAGCAGCTTCATGACTAGCTAAAGCTTCGTCAATTTCTGCTTTCATTTTTTTCATCTCTTCTTCTTTCATTTTCATTTCTTCTTCTTTGGTCTTCACAGCAGCTTCCAGAACGGTATTTTCTTCTTTGATCTGGTCGGCAGCAGCGTAAGCTTCTTTTACTGAATCAGCGCAACTAGCTGTAACGGTGTCTAGTTTGGTTGTCAATTCAGCTACCTGTTTTTCTAAATCTAAACTCATAGTTATATTCTCCGCATTGGATGTGAACTTATTTGATATTACACCTGATTTTGTTAAATCGTCGTTTTTTTCGTTCAATATTTTATTTATTGTGTCTTTCGTAAATATAATACTATCTGGATTAGCGGGTTTGTCAACAAAGCCTTTACCAGAAAATGTTATATTTCTGAGCACTCTACCAATTTTATAGTTTTCATGTTCGCCAGAGCCGCCGTATGCTCTCAAAAATTTAGTCAGATATGCAGTACTATCATTTCTACTCAAAACCTTATATTCTCCGGTCTGTTTATTAATTAGACCATAATCAAAGCCCTGAAAATAACACTCCATGCTAACATACTTCTCTCCGGCTTCGATTTCTTCTATAAGTTTCTCGGCACGAGATTTTAGATCGGGACTAGTAAATGCTCTATAGATAACCGATCCTGTTAAAATATGAAATTTTTCTGGAATATCAGCAATAGCAGTATTTTCAGGAATAGGTAGTCCTTGTTCGTCTATGGGCCAGTTAGATGTGATATGTCCTATAATTAAATTTTCGTCGTGCTCAAGATTAGTCGGTTTATCTTCGGGAGTTTTTCTAGCCTCCCAAACCTCAGCCTTATCAAAAATATCGTCATTTTTATTCCATGACGAGCTTACTAAAATAGATTGAACATAATAAAGATCGCTATCATTAATAGAGGCAGAGCTTTTAACAGTGATATTTTTACTATCGTCTGCGTCACATTTACAGGCCAAAGATGCGTATGCTATGCTCGCAGAAGCCTTAATTTGCTCTTCTAAGCCGTCTGAAATTTCTGTATCAAATATTTCCATATAAAAACCTTATGTTATATTTTTAGGAATACAAATAACTATAAAATGACGCCTTTGCTTGTTTTTGGTCATCTACAGATAGATCTTTACCTAGTGTGCTAGATAGCTGTCTTAACCATACACTATATGACGATATTAGTTCATTATTTACATTATTAATCTGGGACAAAATATTATTATTATCTATTATGCAGAAAGGTTCTAGGTTTAAGAATATTCCTGTTTTGAGATTTTCGAGTTCCTTCGTTTGCTCGTTAGATAGACTTCGTAAGTTTTTCTTGTTGTAAAATTCTAACATGGTTGGGTTTATTATATCGCTAATTTTATCTTGTGCTTCTGCCGCCCAAAGTAATAGGGCCGCCCCGGATTGGGGTTGAAAGGTTTTTGTTTTGCGTTTGCTAGTGTCGTTTGATAATTTGGGACGACCTTGCTGGGGTACACCGGGCAAAGATTCTGGCGAATCATTTGCCTTTTTATTAGGTATAGGAGGTTGCTTCATTTCGAGTGCTGATTTTTCCCCTGATTTCTTTTTGTCTAGTTCCAATCCAACCTGACTAGGACTAACAATACCGCTTTGTAAAGCTATCTTTTTGAGAGCATTTTCTGGAGCTGGGTCGTGCCATGGTCCGGCTTTTTGTACCATTCGATTGCCTTCTCTGTCTCTGTTTTCCCTATTTAATCTAGATTTTTCCATATCTGGATCAAAACCAAAACGAGTTTGTAATAGTTCATCACTAATAAGATTTCTGTCTGATAGCTGCACTAATAGTGCTTTTTCTGTGTCTTCATTACTAAGGTCCATTCTATCAAATTCAATTTTAGCTGGATATCTAAAACCCATTGCTTTCTGTATCAATGCTATTTCTTTTTCCCAAAATTCTACCAGTAAGTCTCTGCCGTATTGTAATCTTTGAGTAAGGGTTTTGAGAGAAATGAAGTTATTAGTTGTTCCAGCTGCTCCAAACGTACCAGTCAAAGTCGGAGGAATACCTAATCCTGCATATATGCTATTCATATGCGGAACATATTTGCTTTCTCCTAAAAATTGATGAACGCTTGTTTTGGATTCTAGTAACTCTATGTCTGGACCCCAAACCAAGTCCATTGTGCCACCACCCACATTATTTCCTAGGATTTGTGCTAACTTAGATGCGGCTGCTTTTGTAGGTGCTATTTTGTGTTCTAGACTACCTAGCTTAAAAATACGAATATTAGATATAGCGCCATCCAAAGCTGCCATATCTGCTAATTTTAGCTTTTCTATTACGGTAATATCGTCCATGATAGAATAAATCATCGGAAAAGCCCAGCTTTGCCAATCGTCTTTTTTGTAATGAAATACCTGTACTTTGTCTGGGTCTAGTGGATAAGGCTTTTTGGTTTTCGCTGCTTCTATAATAGCTTCTGGTAAATTTGCAACAATATTTTGTTCTTGAATAGTTTTAGGAGAGTTAATGGTTTTACGTAAATTAGCTGGTAAAATCAATTCATACGTTTTGTTCTGTACAAAAGAAGACAAAGAGCCTGCAGATACTTCTACATAAAAAGGATCGATAAAAGTATATTTCCATGGAATTTCTCTTTTTTCTAATATCATATCCTCAGTATTCAAAATTTGTAAATCGGGAGAAGCTGAGGTCTTATATAGTCGATCAGTAGCTTTTAGTGATAGCTTGCCAGTTTGTCTATTAACAACAACATTTCCTGTTTTGTATAAATTATTAAGAAATCTTTCGCTACGATCTTTGCCCTTAATTTTTTTAAACCAATGTCTATAAAATCTTTCTATTCTTTTGTTTTTGTGAACAATACGAATACCCTGACTAGCAAAATCGCCCATCAAATCTATAACGTTTTTTACAAGACCCACTCTCTGATAAATATCTTCTGCTTTTTTAATAATGATCTTAATATTGGTAGGAACAGCTTCATCCGGCCTAAAGAAATCGTAGTCTCTTCTGGTTAAACCGGGTCGCCCACCAGTATTAGTATCAAGATTGGAGTAGTCTAGTCCGTAACGACGCAAAGCTGATGTGTGTTCTATGGCCGTATATTCCGACATAGATTCAGAAGAAGTCTTAAGGGCTTCCTTCTTGCTTTCTAGATCGTCCCCCCACGTTACATATGCTTCTTCATTAATGGTCGAGGCGTCTGGGATATTATTACGAGAAGGTTTTTTAGCCATATTATTTAATACTAATGCGATGTAATTGTAATAGAATTAATGATTTAATACACAACTATCTATAAATTCCCGTGTAAAAATCATCATTTGCGTTCTTGGTGAACCATTCTGGTCCTTTGTACATATCTCCGTTATGATTAGCCATAGTAACGCGGTTACCGCCAATAATATCATAATCTATTGGCTGAAGTTGTCTATTTATTTGTCTTGCTAGCATATTGGCTATAACAAGAGCACTATATCTATCCTTTCGAAGTCTGCCCTTTTTACCGTTTGGCATCTTTACTTCCGGAGTATCCCATCGATCTCTTGCTCCATGACCACTACTAGTTTGACTCATTACAATAGTGGTTAATTCATTTTTAAGCTCTTCTATCTCTAAAATACATTCACTTAAACTATCATAAATAGGATTAAGGTTGCTATCTAAAATATCTTTTCCTTCTTGATCTAGAGCTAGTCCCAATGTGAGTTGATCGAATCTAGGAAACAAAAGAACTTTATCTTCAAAGTCTTTTCTTAATCCGTGATTTGCTTGACTAGTCCAATCGGCACGAGCAAACTGTATCAAATCGATAATGTGTAGTCCTGGCTGAGCATCAGTATCTTTGGGTTTATTGTAATCTATAGAAGGCCATATTAAAATCTCTCCATCTTGTAGCTTGGACGGATCATGTAAAGCTTCTTCAATAGCTACTCCTCCTCCCTGAGCATCCATTCCGATTTTTATAGGAGGAAAAGCTTTCATAAGATTTCTAATTTTTCTAGCACAAAAACCATAAAAGTCGTGCTCTCCAATTAATCCTGTTTTTTGTCGTTCTTTAAAATTGTTGCGATTTGTTGTCCAACAATATACTATTCTAGTATGATCAGGATGTACTTCTAATACAACTATACTAAAGTTATCTTGTTCACTAGCAGGGTCGATTCCATAAACATACTGATACGAAGAGTTGCCAGAAGTTACAGCATCAAACAGAATAGGTTTTTCATTAATAACTATAGGATTTTTATCGTCTACTACGCAGCTTTCTATTAAACTTCTTTTAAAGAAGCCATCGCTATCAGCCGTAAAACAAGCAGCATATTCCATGTTGTATATGCCGGTATGAATAGTGGCTTTAGCTCGTGCTACTTGTTTATCGTCCATGAAACCTTTTGGAATTAATTCATAAGGAATACGAATAATACTATAGTCTTTCCAATTAAAATTAGATGGTACTTCTCCTTTAAAGATTTCTTCTAATTTGTGAATATCTCCACGACTTTCGATAATAGCTTTATATCTTCTCCAGTAACTTGCAAAATGCTTAAATGCATAGTCTGCCGTACCAGAAATAATAGCCTGATTACCCATTTTGTCGTTGAGTGCTTCTAATTCCTGGTTCCATAGTCCTGCTTCGCTCATAGCTGCTCGTCTAGCTTGTTCTTTAACGTTTTGTATTGGACTAGCCGATACTGCGGCGAAGCCCGAGACTACTGTTTCGTAAATGTCCGGACTAATAGAAGCAAATTCGTCAGCTATAATAATGTGTGCTCTTAAGCCTCTAATCTTAGAGCCGTCGCCCATAGGAACAGCAATTGTCCAACTGTCTCCTAGTCTTATGGTACATCGGTCTACGTCGCGTCGTGGACCATCATCATTCCCACTAAAAATGCTGCGTAAAATCGGACTATTACGCCAAATAGTTTCCATATATTCGAAGATAATTTTACTCTGTCTAAAAGCTGAGCCAACCACCACTATTTTAGTACCAGGATAAAATGTGCATCTTAAAATAGAATATAGAGCTAATAGGAAACTTTTACCCCAACCACGACTAGCAATATACATAGGAAATGGCCTGTTCCAGAATTCCTGCAAAATTACTATCTGCATAGGATGCAGTTCTATATTAAATAGTAATTTACAAGTAGAACCAATATATTGAGGATTTCTTAATAGTCGTATAAGATGAAGATCCGGATTTTCTATTTCATCTTTGGATCGATGAATCATGGGATTGTCAGGAATAATGATCTTAGATAGATCACCAAGTCCTAGCCACGCATCATCAAATATCTTGTTTTGGCTGTCCGTGAAATTCATAAACTTTTCTCATGATGGATAAAGCCATGCGTTCTGCGCTAGACGGAGATCCGCAAAATAAAACTTTTATGTTGTGTAATAATTGCAATTCTATTAAGTGTTTAAGGATAAACTTAGGAGTAATTTTAAGCTTGTCCCACATTTTCTTTGGAACATTAGATCCTACAGGATATGCTAAAACATCATCTAGATCAAATTCTAGTAGTAAAAATGCATATTTAAAAGTATTCATTCTTGCCACAACATCTTTAAAACGTGACTCTGTAATGTTATTAGCGACCTCGCTAACGCTCTTTTTGCGCTCGATACACAAAATGTCTTCTAGCCCTTTGAGAGAATAATCGCCCGTATCTAATTTAGACACTGACTTCACCATGTTTTCAAATTCCCATGGTTGTTGTTCGCGAGTATCTACTATTATATGAAAATTACTGAAGTCTATCATTAGCTAGTATTCTAAAAAAAGTGGATTCGTAAATTTCTTCCATTCCCGTAATCATCTTGTGGTGTTGTTTGCATAGTGTTATGCCGTTATTAACATCAAATCTTAACCCCGGATAGTGTGCCCAGGTTTTAATATGATGAGCATTTAGTTTGGTTTTTTTATTACAATGTGGCCATCTGCAAGTATGGTTGTCTCGTTTGTAAACTTGCTTTCTCCATTCTTTATATTGGGGATCGTCATAGTTTCTGAACATCGTATTGTACCATTTCTGTTACCAAATCATTAAACGAGATTTGTGGTGTCCAATTAAGAGCTGTGCGTGCTCGTGTAGAGTCGCCACATAAATAGTCAACTTCTGCTGGTCTAAAAAGTTCAGGATCAATATGTATTAAGTTATCAGGATCCAAATTAGCTATTTTAAAAGCAATATCTACAAACTCTTGTACACTATGAGTTTCTCCTGATGAAATAACAAAATCGGTTGGAGTTGGTTGTTGAAGCATTAGCCACATTGCGTAAACATAGTCTTTAGCATGACCCCAGTCTCTGTATGATGCTAAATTACCTAGTTTTAAACGATCTGATGTGCGCTTATTAATATAGTCGCCAATCCATTTGGTAATTTTACGAGTAACAAAATTTTCTCCGCGTCGTGGACTTTCGTGATTAAACAAAATACCAGAGCAGCAAAATAGATTATAACTACTACGATAAATTTCTATCATATGATGAGCTGCTAATTTAGCTATACCATAAGGACTTTGGGGCAGCATAGCAGTATCTTCGTTTTGATATTTTTTACCATTATCACTATGAGAATAGTTTCGCCCAAACATTTCGCTGGTACTAGCCTGATATAATTTAGCAGAAGGATTGCATTGTCTGATGGCTTCTAAAATATTTATTAATCCAACGGTATTAATTTCAAAAGTTGTAGAAGGTTGCTTGAAGCTGGTTCCAACATGGCTTTGTGCAGCTAGATTGTAGATCTCATGGGGGCGAAAACGGTCAATAGTGTGTCTTATTCCTGAGGGATCTGTAAGGTCGAATTCTTCTAAAATAAATTGGGGGGTTTTTATTAGGTGATTAATTCTGGTAAAATTATTAACGCTGCTTCTCCTGTGGCATCCTATTACTGTATAGCCTTTATTAAGTAGTAGGTCTGCTAAATATGATCCGTCTTGTCCTGTGACCCCTGTTATAAGAGCTGTGGGCATATTTATTCCTCTGGGTGATCTAGTATAGATTCTGGTGTTAGTAATGGACTGTCTACTGTTTGATCAGCATAGTTGTGGTATTCTGAAAGTGTTTGTTTGGTCTGTTTGGTAGCCAAAGCTAATATTTCCATTTCTTTGCCTTCTTTCTCTCGTATAGCTTCGTCTTCAAGCATTCGAATCAATCCTATCCAGCTACTCTTGCCGTCTTCTATTCGTTTAATTCTTTGTTCGCGAGTTGCCTTAAGATCTTTACTAATTTTTTGCTGTTCATTAAGTAGTTTGGTATATTCATTAGTATAATTAGCGATACTGTTGCGCGTGAAACTAAGCTGTGTTTCGAGATTGGCCAGTTTTGGAATATCTCTTTGATCTTCGGGTTTAGCATATTCTTGATCTACTTGTTGTTGTAATTTATCGGTTTCAGCAATATGCCTTTTGCGTTCTTTCATACTTCTGTTAATAAGAATATCGATAGTAATAAATTGTTTGATTTGTAATTCTTCTGCAGGAAGGACGTCCTCTCTAAACTGTTTTATTAAACTAATCCATGTATCTTCAAAGTAGTCTAATTCTCCCGTGCTTTTATCGAACTGTTTTTCTATCTCTAGCCAAAAGGTTTTAGTCTTGAGTTTTTGTCGTAATATTTTGTCATTTTCAAAATTGTCAGACGAAATGTCGATTTTGGATTCTCGAACATATCTTTCTACAGGTTCGGGGTTTCTATTTAAATGTAGGGCGATATCATCAATAGACATACTATTAATGTTTTGTCGAATAAAGCTTTCTTCTTCTAAAGAGAGCTGACCTCTTTTTTTGGGCGCTTTACGATTCATAATAGTTGTGTTTTTGTAATATCTCTGTTATAATTGAGCATAATTTATTAAGGTCTGTTTTGTAAACCTTGTCACCGTACTTTAATTTAAGATAGGTTTCTCTATATTGTGCAGGGATTTCCTTATCTAAAATGTCTATTATTTGTTGGTCGGCTAAACTAGACAAGATATTATCATCAAAAGATATACTGGCCGAAGCATCTTTAACTTCTTCCATGCCAATAGGTTTCATAATATTCTTTTTGTTGTTGTTACGATTACTCCAAGAAGAATATTCTTCGCACTCACTTTTGTCTGTAAATTCCAAACATTGACTAGAGGACTTTTTGCAGTGGGGGTCGTATAGTGGGCATGTTAAACATGGTTTATCGGGGCGTTGGTAATTGTCTCGTTTGTAATTAAAAAGGCGATTACGTACGTGGGTCCATAAGAAATTTTCTAATGGTCTGGTATTATCGTACTTTTCTAAGCCCTCTAAAGCAAAAATAGCTGCTTGTTGTTTCATGTCCTCATAAGAGTGATATCCAAATTTAAATTTATGGCCAAGTCTTTTGCTAATATTTTCTAAAACAATGAGGAATTCTTCTTCGGAAACTCCGTTTGGTAGCTCGCTATTCTGCTTCTTTTTCTTCTTGGGGCGTATTGCTTTCTTGGTTTTGGTTGGTTTCTTCATATAATAATTCAGCTATACTTTTTCCTTGGGGCATAGAAAGATCGTTGGCTACACTAGTATCTACTCCTGAAGACTTTACGACAAGCACAGAATCGACAGGGCGAAAATTATTGAAATTAGTCATTTATTCTCCTTGCGCAAAACTTGCCAATACATACTATAATAGAGTTCTTACACATTTTGTCAACTTTAACTAGGAAAACAATTATGGCAAATTATAAAAAATGGTCAAGTGCAGAAGCTGAATTTATCCAGAACAATCATAATATTTTGTGTGATGAGGTTTTGGCCGATAAATTAAGTAATATGACAGGAGAAAAGATTACTACAGCTATGGTTCGAAGACAGCGACGCAAGTTGGCACTAAAGAAGCCAAGGGGCAGACCTCGAAAGAATCAGAGTATTACTACTACAAATGAACAAAACCCTAGTTCGATGTTGTTGTCATAAGATAAGAAAGGATTTTTATTTATGAAAAGTATCTTGTTGTGTTTGATTATGTATTTGGGTGTTCAAAGTTCACTATTAGCACAAACGGTATGGGTGCCGGTATATCAGCCCCAACCAGCAGTAGTGCAATTACCTCCTCCTGTGGTGGTTATGCAGAAAGAGCTGGTTCCTGTTTACTATTTTAATCCGTATGTACATTATGGGTGGACTCCGTGCTGGAGACGGTGGTGGTGTCCTCAGCCACAGTATCAGTGGGTATATGTTCCATATTGATTGAATATAAATTGTTGAGGATAAGTTTTAAAAGGCTGCTGGGTAATTCCGGCGGCCTTTTTGTTTATAGGGCCTCGGTTCTTAGCAACACGAAACAAACTATGATGGCCTAACTTAATAGTTTAGGTAATACATATACTTATATGGGTCCATACTGTGTGTAAACCCCGGCCGGTTTTTGAGACGCAATCTCAATATCCTTTGAAAACAAAAAAACCCCTCTATGGTATGGTGTTGATATAAGATGTTGATATATAAGGAGTTATGTAAAAAATGCAGGCGAAAATTTGACGTAACTCCTTTACTGACAACGACTTACGTTCAGTTTTCACTAGCAAACCGTATGCCATTCGCCGACCACAATATATAGTGGTTTGACTGTAGCAAAATGCTACAAAATCGCCTATATGTAGGTTGCAAAATGCAAAAAGTGTTGCAAAATGCTACGCCTACTAACGGGGGGTATGATACGAAAAACCCTATTTTTATAGACTCAAAAATATTTTCCGGTTTGGCACGGTATGTGCATTTATATATGGCAAGAAAGAAAGAAAAGAGGAAAGAAAATGAAAACTTCAAACACCTATCGTCGCCATGCTCAAGTTTTTCTCGGTTGGGAAATCAGTTTCGTGAGCGGTGGCCAAGTGTACACCGGAAAACTCGATACCCGCTATCGCTCGTGGGTCGATGCTCAACTTCGCGTTCAGCGTCAATATCCTGACGCTACCGAAATCAGCATCGTGAAGATCATGTCGGAAGACTGATCGCCCGATAGGGGGGATTGACAGACAAAGTTTTTTTGCTAGACTGAAAGAAAGAAAGAAAGAAAGAAAGAAAGAAAGAGGAAACCATGATAACCGTAAACACCCGAGACGAGTTGGTTGAGTTCCTGTATGGTGCGAATAGTACTTCGCCCGATACGTTGGTTGGAGTTGCCAGTATCGGCGGTGAGTTGCTCGATGAGGCTCTTGCCAGCGACATTGCCAACGACGTTACCGGATATATCGAGTATTTTTTCCCGTGTGGTGATGAGGGTGAGTATATCGAGGTTGACCGCGACGGAAACGTGGTGCGAGACTTTCTGTACTACTGATCAGTATTGACAGACAGAAAAAAGTTTGTAGAATAGATAGAAAGAAAGAGAGAAAGAAAGATGTTGAAGAAGTTTGTGAATGCTAAGGCTCAGATTTGGGGTTATGAGGCTTCGGCCTGTACGATTGTTTACGAAGTTTCAACTGGTAAGTTTTTCGCTGAGTGCGAATCTACCCTTGCTCATCGTAGGTTGACCGATTCAAACTATGAAGAAGTGTTGAACGATATGTTTTACGATTACTGCTGCGAAAATGCAGACTACATGGGAGTTTCGTGATGACGATTCAAGTACAGAATACCGTTCGCCGCCTAGTTGCTCGACACGGGTACAGTGCTACATTTGTACAGCATATGGGCGAGGGTATAAGTTTGTACAGTATCGGTGGCATATACTACCGCATTAGGGGGGATGGTACGATTCTCTGAAAGATTGACGTAAACCCTTGTGGCATAAGGAGTTACGACAAAAATTCGCCCGCAAATTTGACGTAAGTGCTTGCTACATAAGGAGTTACAGCTAATGTGCTCGGATAGCAAATGCTGTGCCAAAAGCGAACCACAAGATGTAGTGGTTACACTGTTGCAAAATGCTACAAAAGCGTCTATATATAGGTTGCAAAATGCAAAAACTGTAGCAAAATGCTTCACCTACCAATGGGGGGTAACACTCAAAAATGCCTTGTTTTCTAGGCTCAAAAAATTTTTTGGCTTTGGCACGGGGTGTGCATTATATAGTAGGTAGAAAAAGAGAGTTTTAGAAAGAAAGAGAGTTTCAAATGTACGGTATCCAAAAGTCCACTTCAGTCAACGATTTCATCGGTAGCCTTCCCCGGATTCGCAGCCGTCGAATCTGGCATGTGATCATCGACGGTGTGATCGTACAGGGTGTTTCCGCTAAGGATAACCGCAAGGCTACGGCCGAGGCGTATATCGCTAGCAAGTACCCTGGACAAGCGTTCACGTTGAAGTTTCACGAATGGCGTTTGGGTGCCCCCCGATAGTGGGGCTTGACGCGGCGGGATTTTTTGCTAGACTGAAAGAAAGAAAGAAAGAGAGAGAGAAAAATGAGTTGCCCCGATCCCCGTCCCGATTACGCCGATTACGAAATGAACGTTCTGTATATGAGCGATTGTTGCGGAGCATATATGAGCGATGAGCATATCTGCTACGAAATCTGCCCCGATTGTCGTGAACACTGCGAAGTGTTGACTGAGGAATATGCAGTATCCCCCAACTGAGGGGATTGACAAGAAAAGTTTTTTTGGTAGACTACACTCAACACGAAAGAAAGAGAGAAAGAAAATGAAGTTTGAAATCATCGAAAATGCAAAGCGTCAAGCGTTCCTGTGCTTCAGTGGTATCGCTATTCCGTGCGACAAGACTACCGCCGATGGTGGTACGATTCGCAGTGAGAAGGTATTGAAGTTCAATCGCAAGGCTATGCGTACACTGGCCAAGCGTACACTAGAAAAAGCTGACCCCCGCCTTGTGGGGGGTGAGGATCGTATGCGGTTCAAGGTTGGCAAGCCCGGTTCTCGCGAAAGGGTGGAAGCGTTGGCTATGCAATATGCCAGCCTGTCCGAAAACGAGATGTCCCCCTTTATGGGGGATTGATACTCGACCCCTCTGTGGTGGGGGTGTACATTTGTACCGGCTGAACCAGCCGGTTGACATATGATGACAGCCAGCGAGCCGTAAACCCTTGCTACGTAAGGACTTACGACGATTTTGCGGCCGCAAATTTGACGTAACTCCTTTGGTATCAACGACTTACGACGAGTGTCTTGTGGTGCCTGATTTTTAGGCACACTATATATGGGGTAGTGCATTTTGCTACACTTTGCTGTTTTAGGCTGAGTTATGCGTAGCGTTTTGCTACACTGCTGTAGCGTTTTGCTACGCTCAAAAACTAGGCACAAAAAATAGCACAGCGTTTTTCCCGTAAAAATCGCACAAAAAATATTTTTCGGTTTGGCACGGCGATTGCATTATATAGAGGTAAGAAAGAGAGAGTGAAAGATGAAGATTGGTGATATCGTCAATGTGGTCTATGCAACCGGTGAGATTTTCGAAGGTCCGGTTGAGAATATTCGGAACATTCCGGGTAAGGGTATTCTGTTGCTCATCAACGATGAAGCGGTAGGGTATCGTTCAGTCTACGCTAACAAGTGTGGTCACATAGTCTACCGATCACCGGGACCGGTCACCCCCGATTGAGGGGATTGACACGGCGGGAAAAGTTTGGTAGAGTAAAGGAAGAAAGAGAGAAAGAAAAATGAGAAAGCCTCCTAAGACTAGCACGATTCTGAAAAGCATCAATCGGTATGCCTACATTGCCGGTTTCACTTACCACCCCCAAACGGATGGTACAATCAAGTTGTTTGATATCAAAGCAAACTACTACGTTTTTCGTGGGTCGCGTCAACGTGCGGCTCAGTTTGTAGTCGATGAGTTGTGGATGAAGTATCATCGTGAACATCCGTATGAGGGTGAGTTGGTCAAGAGCATGTTTCCTGTGATAGTCTGAGTGAAAGAAAGGTAGATTGAAAGATGGAAAAGGATAGTGAAGAACAGCGTATGATTGAAGAGTACAATCGTTTCATGGATGAGTGGGAAAAGCGTCCTACTAATCGTGAGTTGTACGGTAATAACTGCTATCGTCCGGATGAGGTAGCATTGACTGATGAAGAGTATGAGATGTTTGGTTGAAAGGTAAAATGATGAATAAGTTTGTAATAGCGTTCGATGGTTTCATTCAAGACTATAGGCTTTATGATACAATCTCTGAAGCCAAAGAGACTTGGGAAAAGAATATCAAAAACTCATTATTGTACCAGTACGATTGTTCTGTGTACGAAATCGATGAGAATAAAAATATTTTACGTCGTGTCTCTTACGAAGAATTGAACGCTTGACAACCCAAAATTTTTCTGATAGACTACCAGTATAAGAAAGAGAGAAAGATATGAAAGATATGAGTGATTATATGTTTTGTGTAAGTTTTTATGCAGCAGACTTTTCGGCTATGCAAACCACGACGATTCAACAGTGGCTCTATGAGGCACAGCATCGACTTGACCACTACAAGTTTGGCAATGTTCGTGCTACGCTGCTCGAAGGAATCAGCAACGCTGCCGCTGAACTGTTGTTCAGGTATCGTGAGTCGATCCGCAATCTCCCCTGATTGTAGGGGTGTACGGTTGTACCGGCTAAACCTACCGGTTTATGATAGAGTCAGCTAGTCAGCGTAAATCCTTGGTATATAAGGACTTAGGGCAAAATTGCGCCGCCCAACTTGACGTAAGTTGTTGCAGGATAAGGGTTTAGGTGAAGTTTTATTTTTGTAAAGATATCTGGGGGATTGGCCGATAATATATGTAGAAAGATTCTCACGGAGGAAAACAGATGTACAGTATCGTAATGATGATGGGTATGCTAGGATATGGGGTTGGGTATGAGGGGTATGATGATGGGAAATGGTATTTTGGGGTGTATACGCCGTCTTGTGAATATGGGTATGTTGTTACGGATAGGGAGATTTATTTGGACACGATTTTTTCCAGAAAACCTATTGACAAATAAAATTTGGGCAATAAAATAGCGTCATAACCAGTGACCCAATAAGGACAAGGTAATGACTACTGCAACAAAAATTCCGGGTTTTGTTTCTCAGCGTGATTTTCAGAAAGCAGACAAGGACTATCTGAAAAACGAGCGTCAGAATGGTAAGTTTTCTGATCCTGTGTCTATCGAGTTCATGGCAGCCGGTGGGGAGAAGGGACGCAAAGGGGAATATCTGGTAAAGCAACAGTTTGAGAAATTGGGTTATAAAGTTCAGATTTTGAATGGGTATGACCATGCGGATCTTAGGGTGAAGATTGGAGATGGGTGGAAGTATGTTGAGGTAAAAACAGCAGCACAAGGTGGAGTTAGCGATAACTTTTGTTTCAACAATATCAAAACCAGCAATTTCGATATTTTAGCATTAGTTATGGTTGGTTATGATTATACAAGCATTATTATTGGCGGCAAATCTGCTAAACGATTCATAAATGTTTATGGCACACTAACCGATAGGGGCGAAACGGTTTATTTCAATAGGTATAGGGGCCATAGGTTTTTGAAGGGAGAGGAAAGATTCTTGACTATCACTAAAGAAAATATCCAAAAAATTCTCAATGATAGTTGATGTGATGTAAACCCTTGCTGCGTAAAGACTTACGGCGAGCGAGGCGGGCCGGCCGCGACGTAACTCCTTTGATACCAATGACTTAGGAAGCATAGCAAATACTGTGCCAAAAAAATTTTTATTTTCTCTGGATTTTTTTCTTGACATTGACGATATAGTATGTAGAATGAAAGAAAGAAAGAAAGAGGATAGAATGAAGATTTCAGCAGAAGAGAAGAAGCGGATTATGGATCAGAATCTGAGGTTCAGCAAGAAGATCATAGACTTGGATGATCAGTTGAAGGATGGTATGCCGTATGCTAGAATGAAGGTGATCCGTGATCGTATCCATATGCTCGAAGATGCGATCTTCTACAATCAAGAATACCTCGAAGGAGGGGTTGACAATGAATAACTTTCCTCGTATGATGGCTTTTTTGGGTGATATGAGACAGGAGAAAAAGATGTACGATTTTGAGGATGTAAATCTGATTCTGGCGGAGATGGCTGACGCTGGCATTGTTGAGCCGACGATTGAGCCCATCGACGAAAATGATTGCCACCCCCTCGACTGGGCTAGTGTGGTGGGCGTAGACATTTTTGACGAAGTTTATCCCGAAGCCGATTTTTGTTCTTGACACCTAAAGTTTTTCTGGTAGATTGTCGATATAGAAAGTAACCCCAAGGAGAAAGAAAATGAGTCACCCTGACCCGCTGTACGATCCTGAGAACTCCTACGAGGACGATGAAATGTTCACTGAGCCGGACGAGAGTGATGTTCCGTTTGCAGAGTATCTGTACGACGATTACAACGATTTCTACCGTGAGGATGAGATTGATTCGGATTGGCAAGAGATTCGTGATGCCCACGACGGTACGGCTGAGTACCGTGATGATTTAGACCCTGATGAGTTGGATGATGCTTGGAACGATGATTACGATGATAGTATGGATGGGGATTTCGACAGTGCCATGCGTGACGCTGGATGGGGAACAGATGAGGACTACGGTTACTATGGGGAGGACTACTGATGAACTTTGATACTATGGTTGCTGGATTTGAAAATAATCTTGAAGATATGGCATATTGTTACGCCCTGGAAAAAACGGGACTATACGCCCCGACGCCATCGGAAACGGAACTGTATGCACACTGGGCTATGAATATGCCCGAACTGCTGCAAGAGTTTGAGGATGCTATGGATGAATACAACGCCTTTAGGAATAACTAATAATGAGATACTATAAGTGTACGAATATCGAAACAGTTGACGGTACACCTTACAATAGTTGTGTCGTGAGTGTACCAGCGATTGATCTGAGCGAAGCAGTTGACCGATACGAAAATCTAGTAGCAGTATCGGGAGCATTGGAAAGTATCGTGGGCGAAGTGGAACGATTTAGCATGGAGGAGGTTTCCTATGCCAGTTGAGATTGACTTTATCAGTGTGACGATTGGATATGTTGTCGGGTTTATCTTTGCGTGGAGTTTGTGCGACGTTATTCACGGAGGACAACCAAATGACCAGTGAACAAAAGATCATTAGTGCCGGATTCTTTTTCGGTATGGTATTTGCATACTTCATCAGTTGACGTAAAGCCTTGTCCCTAAAGCACTTAGGGCGAGGCCGCGCCGCCCACCGCGTCGTAAGTCCTTATCCGCCAATGACTTAGAGCAAAAAATATTTTTCTAAAGATTTCGCTTGACAATGCCGATCTATATGGTATCCTTAGGAAAACAGAGGAGAAAGAAAATGCTCGACGGATATCACAAAACGTATAAGTTTGA